AGAAGAAATTGATATGTTTGAGCGGCTCTTGGAGTATGTCAAAGTACTGAAATCATTGTGCGGAGTTGGCTTACTGGTATTTGTAAATGTGAAAAATTATTTGTCAGAAATGCAGATAAAAGAATTGTACAAAACAGCATTTTATTATAAAATGAATTTATTATTAGTTGAGGCACATCAAGGGAAAGTTTTAGAATGTGAAAAAAATCAATTAGTAGATGAAGACATGTGTTTTATACATTACTAGGTGGCTTACGCATATTGACCGATATGTTCGGTTCGGTGATGATCTTATTTGAGGTTTGAGAACCTTGTAAGTTTGTAATGGTGTAAAACAATGCTTCATTATATTCTGTCCATACCCTGTTTGAGAACCTTGTAAGTTTGTAATGGTGTAAAACGGTGCAGGCGAATAATGGGAACAGCATTTAGTTTGAGAACCTTGTAAGTTTGTAATGGTGTAAAACATCAATACGTTGACTGCTACGTTACAGGCTGGTAACCTGTCAGCATCTGGAAAAGCAGGAACAGAATTACGCACATCTGAGAAGGTGGCAGAAGATCTCATGAAACTCATGAATTAAGGGGGGGAATAAAATGGCAAATATTTTAGATGTGAAAGATGCCTATCCTGTTATCAATGATTTGTATAAGATGGCTACCGGTCGTGAGAACATCAAAGCAGTAGACACAAGTTCTTTTGTAGCTGTTGGTGAGACCTTACTGCGGACAGGTGTAGAACCAACGCTGAAAGCACTCAGTCAGTGGTGTGGGCGTACCTATTTTGAGATGGAAAAATACAGATCCGGAGTGTTCCGCTCCATCATTGAGAATAATGAACGCTGGGGAGCTATCACACGTGAGATCATTTCACTTCCGCTGGATGCAGAAGCATCGCAGGATTGGAATACAGACTTGAACGAAAACCAGCTTGCTGATGGTCAGTCTGTTGACATGTACAAAATCAACGCCCCAAAAGTAGTAGAGTTGAAATTTTATGGAAGCAAGGTGTTACAGAGTCATATTACACGTTTTCGTGACCAGCTGGCACTTGCTTTTTCGAATGAATCAGAATTTCTCATGTTTGTTAGCTCCTACATGACTGCTTACTATAATGACATTGAGAGCCGAAACGAAGCAAAACGCAGAATGACGGTGCTTAACTTCATGGCTGGTATCTCCTCACTTGGAACAAATGAGATTGATCTGGTAAAAGAATACAATACAGCTTACGGAACAGAGCTGACAAGAAAGCAACTGCTAAGCCCGGAGCATCACAGGGATTTCATGGCTTTTGTGGTTGCCAGAATTAAGAAAGATTCAAAGAAGATGCAGGACAGAACTACAAAGTATCATATGAATCTGACTGGAAAAGATATTTTGAGATTCACTCGACCAGAGAATCAGAAATTGCTTATGTACACAGATTTCTGGATTGATTCTGAAACACAGGTATTCCCGACAGTCTTTTCTGATGAGCAGCTTAAAATCGCTGACAAAGAGTTGGTAAACGGCTGGCAGGAGTTCGATAGCCCAGCGATCAATATTACACCGAACATTATTGATGCTGACGGACTTTCAAAAACAGCCACTACAGTGGTAAGTCTTCCTTATGTGCTTGGTCTTTTATATGATTGTAGAGCAATGGGTGTAAATAACCAGTGGATGTATTCCGCAGCTACACCATTCAATGCGGCAGGTGGTTATTACAATGTCTTTGATCACTACCGTTTCAACGCTTGGAACAACTTCACACACAATGCAATTCTGTATGTTCTGGGGGAGGGAGTATAATGATTTTTTTCAACATGCAGGCAGATGAACAAGGCGAGTTTTTTAATTTGAATGGTGATTATGGAGTTCGCAGAATTATATGCACAAGCGCAGGAGAGCAACCTTCAACGTTAGAGCTAAATGGAAACGTAATCGCTTACTTTAACAGGAGTAGCAGTTTAGAATTAAAATTTGATAGTTATTATGGATTTCCGAAATTATCAAATTTTTCAGTTTTTCAGTTTGGTTTGGGGGCCATTTTAGTTGATACAGTGCCCCTTGCACCAATTAATAATGACTATTTTGAAGAGGGGGTATCTACATGATGGATACATTCTTAACCATTTTAGGAAACTACGCATTTCCAATCGTTTGCTGTTGTGCAATGGGATACTTTGTAAAATATATGTACGACCAGACCAACGCACGAATTGATAAACTCAATGAGGAACACAAAGACGAAGTTGACAACTTATCAAATGTGATTAAAAATAATACGCTTGCCATTGAAAAAATGAATTCATTGATTGAACACTTAGGAAAATGAGGTGAAAAAGACATGACGGCAAACGAAATTGTAGTGTATGCTCATAATTTAATTGGTACTCCTTATGTGTGGGGTGGCTCAACACCTGCAGATGGTCTTGACTGTTCCGGATTGCTTTACTGGATTCAGAGGACAGCAGGCTCAGATGTTGGGCGATATAATGCAGCAACTTATGCAGACATGGGTGTAAGAATTCCGGTTGGTCAGCAGAAACCCGGTGATTTCTTATTCTTTGGTTCTCCTGTTACTCACTGTGCTATTTACATTGGAGATGGAAAAATGATTGAAAGCCGGGGTGGTCGTAAAAACACAGC